ATTATAAGATGAATATTGTATAGAATTAATATAAATAGATCTAATTACAGGGTACAACGTTGCGCCAAACACTATTTCATTTTCAATTGGATGAATTGCTTGTACCGAAGGATCCGCGGCAAAACTTGAACCAGATACGAATACGATTTCTCCGTTTGTAGATCCGTTTCTCCAATCAATTACATATTCTCCAAGAGTTCCTGACGTTAAACTTACATCATCGCAATTTAAGAAGCCAGTTTCTTCATAAATATTTGGAAAAAATGGTTGATACGTTGTACAAGCTGTATATACTTCGGGCGTATAAAATTGAACATTATCACCATAATCAAATGATTCAGCGTTATATGCCCATGCTCTTACATAATAATTAGTTGAACTATTTAATCCCGATATATTTAAATAATAAACACCTTCTCCATAAGTAGGATATTGCAATGATGAATCGGAAATTGTAGGATTTGAAGAAGTACTCCAACATATGCCGCGCATTACAGTAGATCCACCAGATATAACGTTGCCGCCTCCTATTGCAGTATAACCTTCGATATTTGTAACATTAAGTGTAGTAACCTGAACGGATTCAAGAGGTGGTGGCTCAATATAGATAGAAGGAGAACGCAATATAAGTTTTCTGCTAACGTTAATATTATTTCTTAATCGCAATGTAGCAGAATTAATATTTAATGAATTATTTATAAATAATCTATTGTCCATTATTGAAAATCACTTAAAGGTGCTCTTTTAATCTTATCTCCCACTTTTATATATAAAAAGTTCTCATCGACATGAATATTCATATCTAATAACATATTTATCTCGGGCGAAATATTGTTTTCTTTTTCAAATCTGTCTTCAATTTCAATGGATCTTTTATCAATTACCAATGTAATATTTTCTATTTGTCGACCCTTATAAAATAAGGTTAATTCTGGAGCAACAAATGGTTGTGATACATATCCCTTATCTTTAACTTTTATAATCATCTTAAAATAATTCTTGAATTAAATTTCCGTAACTATCATAACTTTCTACGCCAATACTAAAGTTTACGCTATCCTTAAATATAATAGGAACGCTTTCATTGAATACGCGAAAATACATTGCGTTGTTATTAACGTACCTCGCTGTCCAGATATTTTTCTGATTTAGCATATAATTACTTGGATCATATTCGGCCCTTAATATAACTAATGTACTTGTATCAACCTCAATCGCTTTGTTATAATAATAAAAATTCGAATTTACTAAATATAATGAAGGGTCATACCACATATCATTAATTCGATCATGATCAAATTGAATATTTGTTAATGTAAATGTATTATCTAAATAATATTCTCTACAATACGAATCACTGTGATATATGCTAAATTCGTTGTTCTTTTCTATGGCACTTTCGGTTGTCATTATAAAATTAGTAAATGCAGAAAATGCATGTTTTGCTCGAATTTCATATATACTTGTATCTAAGAATAATTCGGGAAGTGGCTTATCAAAGGTGTGCCTATTTCCTGATACGTCTACTACTCTATAAGTAGCTCCCCATGAATATCCATTATTAATATCGGTGGCTATTAAAGCAACTGCTTGCTGTTCTTTGAATGAATAGTTAGCAATATCTGCAACATAAGACGTTTCATTATTGCTTACAGTTGTTACTTCTCTGCGAGTATCATTTAAAATGAATAATGCATTTGAAGCGTTGGTAACAAAGGAAGCAGGCAATGCATTTAATGTTATAGAAGCCGGATTAGTTAACGTTGCCGATACAATGTTTGCGCTTATTTCTTGTATTAATGAGTAGTTTTCTCTACTATATTGTAATATTTGAACTTGATCTCCTGTAATAAAATTTTGAAAATCTTTATCAACGGTGATAGTGTTTCCAGAACGAGTCAAAATACGTTCAGTTATATTTGTTATTCGATTAAGAGAATAAGGCTCCATAACATCTTGAAAATATGTTACAGAAGGAATTTTTATGTATGGACGTCCAGTGTTATCAAATTCTATTTTAAGACCTTGTAAAGAAATATAACGATCATAAATAGGATAACGATTTCTTGAAATTAGCGTATTTACTTCAGCCATTGACATGTACTTACTAACATCATAACCCATAAATGTAGAATTATCTACAAGCAGATAAATATTAGGTGATTTAACCCATACTTTATATGGCGTTAAAGCTTTATTGTATATTAATGTATTGTATCCGTCCCATGCTCTTAATTCTAATGTATAATCTCCTATATGATTAACATGCATTACGTGAATACTATTATCTATTTCATATATCCCTGGAGCATTTCCACCCGTGAATGCTGAAGGGTCACCATTATAATAAACTGTTGGGTTTATCTGCCATAAAGGTACACGAGGAGAGGTATATACAAAATTAGTAGTAATCATTTGTTCCTCTATGCTTGTATCATAATGCCAATTTATATAGCTCATTAGATTATCGGATGATGACGTTAATCCAGCATTCATTTCAATTTTGCCATCTAAAATATCGAGTATGTATTCTTTATTTCCAAGTGATATCCTATCCCCTACACCATCAATTGCATAGTAGTTTCGGAATTTAAGAAGAGGCACCTCATAATCATTATCATACACATATTGTAATCTGCTTCCAGGCTCCCAATGAAATGATACATAATCATAAAATGTGTTTATAGTGCCGCTCGAAGATTCCATCACATAGTGATCAATATAAGGTGTAATAATTACAGTTTCTTCTTCTGCAATTACAGAAGCATCTTTAGTTAATGTAAATAAATATGGCTTATTTACGATATTGTAAATTATAGATGAATCTTTAGTGACTAATATTCCTCTTCCGCTTGTAATTTTATACTCTCCCTTACTACGTAAATTTTTACTATCTGATGCATCTATTGTAATATGCGTGACAGGTGATATTGTATATGCTATTGAATTTGCCCATATATCATCTATGCTTGGATCTCTTAAATATGCTTTTTCAAGATATATGGTTAAATTACTTGAAACATCATAGAAAACTGATGATACATCAAGAATATTATAAAATCTTATATCATTTTCATATATAAATAAAGGATTTGTCACAAGCGTTGAACCTATAACACCTGCGTTATCTTTTTCAACTGATAAACGATATGAAATTTCATTTACGTGTTCAAGAGGATATCCAAAAGTTGCCCCAACTAACATGTAATTGCTGGGATTAGCGAGATAAGACGGATCTTGTAAAGAATAATATACGTTTGGAGTATTGGGATTCCACGCAGAATGAGCCATGTCAATAAAACGACATGTTAAATTTTTTATAGTTAAATCATTTATTTCTTTTATAGATAAACGAATACTTGCATCACCTTGTACTAATTCAGAATTAACATCTAAGGCATAAGGAGTTAAAGGTTGATGCACATTATAATTAAATCCTATATTATCTGTTGAATAAACAAGATTTTTAACTCTTTCAAAATATACGCCTTCTCCTGTTATATCAATAATACGACAATTAACACCTATAATGTATTTTTCAAGCCACTTTTTAAGGGCATTTAATTTAACAAAAACCTCTTTTAAATTATACGCATAACAATTTTCAGTTAAAGGTGTTCCATAATCGTCTAAAAAGCCCGTTTCTCTTGTTATACAATAAAACATTGATAACTGATTAAGCTTTTTAAGAGTTTGTCGTTGTCTAGGGTCAAACATCTGAATAGTTTGAGTTCTGCCTAAAACCTTTTTGCCTGTAATGTAATCAAATACATCAGGTGCACTGTATGAAACTAAAAAAGATAATCTTGTCTTTCTATGTATATCTTTTACGTCTAAAAACCATTCGCGAAAATAAATATCATCATAACCTAACCATTTAACAGCATTTATTAACGCCTTATATGTTCCTACGTATGGCATGATTTTATCATGCTCAAGTATCATATGTTTTGATTTTTGATTAAGTAACTTCCAATCGGGGTAATCTTCGTTAATATCCGATTCTTTAAATAATTGTAGAATATCTTTTGGGTCAGGCAATCCAAAATTTCCTAATAATGTTCGATGTCTTTCATCTTCTCCAATCGATTCTGCGTTAACAACAATATCAGCTATAATATATAATGTGTCATCAACAAGATGATACATTCTTAATATTCTTTCAAAGACACCTTCAACGTCTGATTTGAATCCTATATTTACTTGTAAGGGCACATTAGGTGCATAAGTACTAATGTCAAAGGCAATAACATTTGTCCATGTAATTTCATTTGTCCATTCATTAACATCAAAAAACTGAATTTCATCTTCTTCACCTACTAATTCCATAATTAAAATATAATTACTGGCATCATAGGGACGAATATATGAACTACCATCTTGTTCTAATATGCTCAAGTGTTCTGTTTCAACTAAACCTTGGGATACTGGTTCTAAAAACACTGCGGCAGCATATGTAACCGAAGGATACACAAATGAGGCATCTAATGTAACATTTATATCACTTATAGATTTAGTTGTTATTCCCTCGGGATTAAAAATTGATATATCTCTTGTTATTATTGTGGCTTCGGTAGAACTTAACGGAAATACACCAGTAGCATAATCATATGTATAAAAAACTGATACGTCATTATTATCGTACAAATATCCTTCATTAGTAATCTTTGTATCCACTACAAACCCTGAAGGATCTACGATTAAAAATCCTTCGGCGTTTTTCCCTGTAGGCGATTCAATCTTTAAATTAACAGTTGAAAGTGGTATCCAATTAAGATTAGAACCTTTTTTATCAAATATTTTCCAATTTTGTATGTTCATTATGAAATATTCGTTGTATTTTTATCGTGTGCAATACTAAACCATTTCTTTATCAATTTTGAATATTCTATTAAGTTGTATATCATACTTTCGAGAGCACCATATAAAGAATGTTGTAAAGGATTTGCCCAAATTTCGGGTGACGTTCCCTTTTTTAAAATTTTTCCTTTATATCCAAAACCAAGATTAAGAAACACATCATTCATATGTTTTGCTTGATAAAGATAAGAAGGCCTTACAGTATATTTTTTTCTTCTTTCGTCAGTATTCATCTTATAAATTATTTAAAACTACAACATTATTTTCAGAGTTAATATCTTTTGATGTATATCCTCTTACTTGAATGTTAATTGATGATAATTTATTTTTAACTATGCTATCTTCGTAATATGTTCCATTGGCGTTTTCAAAACCTCCTCGAATCAAGGGATAAACGTCTTTAATTGGAACTTTATTGCTAAATGCATCAATAACATATCTTTCAAGAATTATGTCTCCGTATTCATCAATACCGTAATGATTACCGTATATATTTTTATTGTTTTTATCTGCATCAAACCAAACATTAACAGAGTCTACTCCATCTATATCTTCAATAACTTTAACAAGATCAGATGCAGGTATTCTATCTCTTCGTGTATTAGTTAAAAAGTATTCAGATGTCTTTGAAATTATATCTTGACGAACAGTGTCATAAACGCTTCCTTCCCATAATATCAATGACATGTTTAACGTAAATCGAGGATATTTTAAATCTAATATTACATTGTCAACTGTTAACACTCTTTGCCCACTTTGTTCAATTAAATCTAATATTGCATATTTTTCATCAATTGATAATTCAAATGCCTCTTTGGGACAAGTGTAATAGTTATAGCCTCCGGTTAATCTTTTTGTAATATCGGGGATTAAAAATAAATATACGGTATTATCATCTAAACGGTGATAATTTATTTCTTCTTGCCATTTAATCAAATTATCATAGGCATTATTGAGTTCTGTTTTTTTAGCAATTGATTTTTCAGAATTTGCACCGTATGTAGCAAGCAATTTTCGATATTCAAGATTAAGATCTTCATATATTGTTTTTGCTTGATTATACTTGTCTAACACATATTGATCATCATATGTCTGAAATCCTGGTATAGCATCTATAACAGAAAAGATATTTAATTTTCTTAAGAAATATATGTAATTGTTTGCATTAGCAAGAACAAAACTTCTTGATGCATGAGGTGCTAATAGTCGAGTAAGATATAAAGGTTCATCACTAGTTCCAAACATTAATTGGTTTTTGATTGTTACAGTTATGTATTTGTTTAAATCCATTTTATCACCTTTAGGTGAATATCCCGATGTAGTAAATTTCCAATTTTCTTTTGCGTTATTTTCCATTGCATTTAGATTACCGGCAGGGCCATCAGTAATTAAATATTCAACTAATATTGTTGATCCTAAACCGGGTATTGCACCATTGTATCCATTCCCAAAGAATACATCTATGCCACCCGTTTGTCCAGTTTTAACCATTACTGATTTTTCATTGAATCCCATATCTAAAATAGAATTTACAATTTCCCATTTTTCACCATTTACAAAAATGCTAATGTAATAATTGTCTATGCTAGCACCCTTTTTATTTTGAAAGTTAAACGATTGCAAGGGATCTCCTGAACCAGTCGCTTGCTGATATTCTATTTTTCCTTGTACAACATTAACTTCTAACGTATTTGTTATGCTTTCTAAATTATATAATGCTTCTTCACCAGGTAATATTATTGTATATGTTAAACCATTTTGATTATTAACTAATGTCGTATAATTAGGAATAATTAACATTGTTGTATCTGTAGGAAGTTTTCGGCCAGAGAAGGAAAATTTTAAAGTTCCACGAGCAGCCATGGCTCTTGATGGATTATGTCCCGTTAAACTTGCTAATCCTTTTATACTTTGAGGTCGAGTTGCTGTTTTAAGATTTAATTCTGTTATGGAATCTTCGATATAAAATAAAATCATTCTTCCGTAATGAAGTATGACTTGAAGTAATTGTCCCATCGGAGAAGCCATTGTAAAATATTGGCCTAATTCCCCGTATGTCTTTTTAATGAAGGCTAAAGCATCTTCATAAAGTTCTGAAAATTTTATTCTTGTTGTTGTAAATATTTCCATATTTTTATTTATTTTATAAGTAACCCGATAGCTCTTTGATCATTTATAAAAAAATCAATAATAGCATAATCATAATTTTCGGCTTTTCCAAATGAAACAACTGGACGAATGTCATAATCCTTTGTTTCATTAATGTATCTATTTATTTGATCTTTAATTTTTTCTTCCAATTGATTTTTGTTTATACGAGATTCAAACACAAGATCATCTATTCCTACACCAAACGCGATATCTCCTAATACTTCTCCGGGATGTGTACTCATTATTACTTTAATCTTACTAATGATCGATTCTATAGCATCACGATGTTCTAGAACGCCATATTGAAAGTTAGGATCCTCGGGATTTCTTATGTATATGTCTTTTATCATTATAATATTTATTTATGTTTGCATTTATCACCATGAGATCTACTATAATGCCAGGGATAAAAACTCTTTTTGCAGTATTGGCATTCAATTTTAGGCGTATTTTTTAAAGTATTACTGATTTTTTCTTTTGATTTTTTAGAATGATGTTTTTTATACATTCCGTTTTTTTCGCCAAACATAGGGGATTTATTTTCCTTTTGTTTTTGTTTAACTTCAGGACGTTGCATAGCTAATCGCGTATTAGCTTTTATACGTTTTATAGTTTCTTTTGATCGATGTTTGCCTTTATTCACAGCTTCTTTTCCAAACATTCCGTTTTTTTCTCCGCGAGTATAATAATGCCGTCTTTTCTTTTCGTCATCTGATGCGTTATCTTTTGTTTTTTTTACCGATATGCTTAAATTGTGTTT